CGACTGGCTCGGCGCGCAGACTGGCGGTGCGCGGATCTCGTCGAACACGTGGGCGGAGCATCCCGAGCTTTGCGCCGTCGCGAACCTCCTTCGACAGCGCGCGTGGCGCAAGCCGTCGAGCAAGCCGCGGTCGCAGTGAGCGACATCCCCGATCTCCGCGCGCGCCTCGCTGTCCTGCGCGAGTTGAACGTCGGCGTGTACAACGTCGAGCGCGCGCCGGACGGCACGATCCTCAAGGAGCACATCCAGCTCTTCGCGCCCGCCGTTCCGGTTCCGCAGCGCTCGCCGAAGGAGATCGACGACGCGGAGCGCGCGGCCGCTGCTCGAATGGAAGAGTGGGAAGCGCGCGTGACGCGTGGCGCCTCGGGCGGCCTGCGCGAGACCAAGAATGCGCCGTCGTCCACTGCGGGCGGTGGCAGCGTGAATCCAGCGCTCAACGACGCCATCCGGCGCGAGCGAAAGAGCCAACAGGGGGCGCCGTGACTTCTCACGCGCGCTCGACGACGCGACTTCTCGCCGCGCAACTGCGCACTGGACGTCGGATCATGCGTTGAGCGGCGTTCGGGCACGGATTGCGCGGCAGCGGAAGCTGCGCCCCAAGGCTTGGGGCGACGCTTTTCCTATGTCTTCCATCCTGAAGGATCTCTATCCGTCGCAACTGAAGGCGTTGGCCGATGGCTAAGCGCCGCAACGTCCCAACGCAGTACCACCCCGAGACCGACGTCGACGGCAAGCTGCTCGAGCCCGACGCGAACAACGACGACCAGCGTTGGTGGAAGGCGTCGAAAGAGAACATCCACGATCGCGTGATGACGCGCGTGCGGTTCCTACGCCAACGCCAGCGCGCGCGGCGCGAGATGTACCGCTTCTACGCGGAGCTATACGGCACTCAGGAGCTCTTCGGACTCGGCCTGACAAACTACGACCCCGCGCACGTCGGATTCATCGCCCCATCGCTCCCGTACAACGTCGTGCGGCGCGGCGTGAACACGCTCCTCGCGAAGATCACCAAGCACAAGCCGCTCCCAATGGTCCTCTCCGAGAGGGGGGACTACTCGCAGTGGCGCCGGGCGCGCGGCCTCGCGAACTTCCTCGCCGGCGCGTTCTCCCCGAGTGCGCTCGACGTCTTTCCCGTCATGCGCACGATCGCGCGCGACGCGCTGGTGTTCGGCACCGGCATTCTGCGCGTGCATCACAACGAGGGGGATCAGCAGCCGAGACTCGATCGCATCCTGCCCTGGGAGATCCTCGTCGACGTCGCCGACGCGCGCTACGGCAAGCCCAAGCAGATCTTCTTCATCCGTTGGATGGACAAGACGGAACTGAAGGAGCGCTACCCGCAGTTTCGCGTGCAGATCGACAAGTGCCAGTCGTCGTCGGGGCTCATCGACGACATGCCCGATTACACGTCGCAGGCCGACATGATCATGGTGACGGAGGCGTATCGCCTACCAGTCGCCGACGGGAAGCGCCGCATCGATGGCCGCTGGGCGATCTGCATCGATTCCGTCTGCCTCGAAGAAGGTCCGTACACCAAAAAGCACTTCGGCATCGCGATCTGCAAGTACGCGGACCCCGTCATCGGCCTCTGGGGTGACGGCCTCGCTGCCGAGATGGCGGGCTTTCAATACGAGGTCAACTACGTCACTGAGACGTTGCGCATGGCGCACCGTGTGGCGGGGACGGGGATCTGGATGGTGCCGGACGGCGGAGACGTGCCCGACGCGCACTTCGAGAACGGCATCGGGCTGTTGCTAAAGTACAAGCCGCCCTTCAAGCCCGAGTACCAGAATCCGACGCCTGCCGATCCGCAGACCTACCAATACCAACAGCAGTGCGCGACCGGTGCACTCGAATGGTCCGGGATCTCTACGATGAGCGCGAACGCGACGAAGCCAGCCGGCATCACCGCAGCCCGCGCGCTCCAAACGCTCGACGATATGGAGGCCGACAATCAGGCCGTCTTCGAGGACAACTACGAGGCCCTCGCGCTCTCGATCGCAGACCTCCTCATCGAGGAGTACAAAGAGCTCGCCGCCGAGAACGACAACGGCGATGGCCTCGCGATGATGGTCCCCGAGCGGCGCTCGCTGCTCAAGGTGAACTGGAAAGACGTGGACATGAAGCGTGACGCGATCGTCATGCAGGTGTGGCCCACGAACCTTCTCGGGCGGACGCCCGCCGCGCGGTTGCAGATGGTCAACGACCTATTCAACGGCGGCATCATCGACCGCGCGCTCTACCTGAAGCTCCTCGACGCGCCGGACATCGACGCTGAGACGGACCTCGCCAGCGCGCTCCAGGAGGTCGCCGACGCGCAGATCGAAGCGATCCTCGACATCAACCCGTCGTGGGCGCCGCGATCGATGGATCGCGCGTACGCCAAGAGCCGTCCGGACACGTACCAGGACTTGGTGTACGCGATGCATCGCGCGCAGCAGCACATCTGCTTCGGCAAGCTCCGCGGCGTGCCGGACAACCTGATCGATCTGTTGCGCCGCTACATCACCGACGCGAAGTCGGAGCTCGACAAGGCGACGCCGCCGGTCCCCGCGACCCCGCAGGCGCCGCAGCTCGCGCCCGCGCCGATCGCGCCGCCGGGGATGGCTCCCGCCGCCCCCGCGCCCCTTCAGGCCCCCGGATCCGCCGCGTGATGCGCGCGCCCGGCATCCACAGGAACGCCCCCCGCGGCTGCGTGAACTGCCACGAGATCCTTGGCGCACGCCCGACTGGCGCTCCCTCGGCTACGCCGCGCCTTCTGATGACGACCCTCGGGAGGCGACGATGAAGTACGCCGTCCACCTCAAGAAGAAGCACCTCGCGGAGCTGAAGGCGCAGGTCCCGAACCTGTCCGAGCGCGAGATCTTCGAGCTCGCGCTCGTCATCGGCCTCAACGCCCTCACGGCGACGGGCCGCGGAAAGGCACCGAAAGCATGAGCCTGCGCGCGCCCGGCATCGTTCGAACATCGTGGATGGCTCGCGCCAGTGCGGGCATCGTCGTCGGTTGGCTGATCGGCGTCACACACATGCTTCCCAAGCACCTCTCCTGAAGGACCACGCATGACGCAACTTGCCGACGCCCCCGCCGCTCCCGCCGCCACTGCACCCGCTGCGGCGCCGCCCCCTCCCGCCGCTCCGACCGCGGGCGCCGCGGGCAAAGAGATCCCCGCCGAAGCCTCCCATCAGGACCGCGTCGCGACGCTCCATGCGGCGCTCGCCGAAGAGGACAACAAGGGTCCGAAGGTCGGCGACGAGCCGGCCAAGACGGAGCCGGAAGCGAAGGCAGACGAAGCCAAGGTCGAAGCCTCGCCGAAGCTCGACAAGGACGGCAAGCCCGTCGTCGAGAAGCCGGAGGAGACCAAAGACCCGAAGCTCGCGGCGAAGTTTGCGGCCATCGCCAGCGAGCGAAAGGACGTCGTCGAGCGCCGTGCGCAGCTCGAATCGGCGACGCGGGCGCACGTGGCCCGCGAGCAGGAGTTCACTGCGCAGAAAGCGCAGTTTGCGCAGCAGCAATCGGCGCGCGAGCAGGAGTTCGCCGCACGCGAAGCCCGCATCCGGGCCGCCGAGGAGAGCGACCACAAGCTGATGAGCGATTCGCCGGAGAAGATCTTTCAGCGCCTCATCGCGCTCGGGGTCGACTCCGACGAGAAGCTCGCCGCGCTCGGGAAGCGCGAATGGGGCGCACACCGTGCACGTGCCGAGGCGGAGAAGTCGAAAGCCGACGCTGCGAAGCCGAAGGAGCCCGACGATCCCAAGGCCAAGCCCCTCACGATCGCCGAATGGGAGAAGCTACAGGCGGAGGCCGCAAAGAAGTCGCTAGTCGATACCCAGGTGAAGGCCGAAGCCGAGGACTTCGAAAAAGGTTTCGACGAGACGAAGCACGAGGCTGCGTCGACGATCTTCACCCGAGAGGATCGATATCAGCAGGCGCTCAAGATCACCCAAGGGTGGAAGGCCAACGGTAAGGCAGGACCCTACAGCGCGGATGATATTCGCGAGGCTGTCAATACCCTTGCTGAGTTAGACCCGAGATGGCATAAGGTACAAAAGCGCGGCCCCCTAGCGTCGGCCGCATCGACGAAAGCCCCCACCGGTTCGCCGGACAACAAAGCTGCCGACTCTGCCGCCCCCCAAAGTCCTCGGGGCAACAAAACGCTGAGCAACGATGCCGTGAGCGAATCTTCGCCGGCCGTGACGGATGACAAGAAGCCGCAGACCCTCAACGGGGCCGGCTCTTCGTACAAGTCCGAGCGACAGAAGCGTCTCGCGAACATGATGCGCAGCTAGCCCGCGCGCGACAACCCACGCTGAGGACAGCGTTCGCGCGCCACGGGGCACCGCGATGGCAGCAGCTAACTCGACGACGTACTCGGCCCTCCTAAAGGAGATCTGGCCGCAAAACGACATCATCAACGAGCTCTACGACACGAACCAGTCGTTCTATGGGCTCTGCCCGAAGGACACGAGCTTCTACGAGATCGTTCGGCACATCGCGGTGGGCTACGGCTACACCGGCGGCGCGTCGGCGACCTTCAGCAACGCGAAGGCGAACAAGCAGCCGACGGTCGAGTCTCAGTTCAAGATCTCGCCGGTCCAATACTACTCTCTGTTCTCGATCCAGCGGCAGCTCCTGCGCCGCGCGCAGCAGAAGAAGGCCGCGATCGTTCCGGCGCTCGAGCGCCAGTCGAAGATGGCGATCGAGGTCTGGAAGCGCCGGATGGGGATCTACCTGTTCAACACGAACGTGGGGTCCATCGGTCAGATCCTGACCGCTCCCGGCGGGAGCGCGACGGTCCAGGGCGGCACGACGCAGGTGCTCACGAGTTCGCAGATCCAGCTGACCGCCAGCTCGGACATGCGACACTTCAACAAAAACGTGACGGTCGACTTCTCGGTCGACAACACGGGCGTGGCCGGCGTCGGCTTCATGGTCTCGCCGCTCATCGTCACGAACCTGGACCGCGACAACGCGATCCTCACGTTCAACCAGCCGATCGCGAGCGCATGCCCGTCGATCCCCGGCACGGTCAACACGTACGTCTACTATTCGGGCGACTACAACTCGATCATCTCGGGCGTCGCGCAGTGGATTCCGACGACCGCGCCGACCTCGACGCTGTTCTTCGGCCTGGATCGCACGCAGGACATTCAGCTGCTCAGCGGATGGCGCATCAGCTGCAAGAACAAGTCGATGCGCGCGGCGGGGATGACGACCGCCAAGGTGCTGCACGAGATCGGCGGAAAGCCGACGAACTGGTTCCTGTCTCCCAACGACTTCCTCAACCTCCAGATCGAGCTCGAGAGCGCCGGCGCACTCAAGTCCGTGAAGGAGCCTGGCGCGCCGATGAACGGCCGCAACTTCGGCGAACCCTACGAGGGGATCGCGCTGATGGGGCCGGGGGGGCAGATCAAGTGCTTCTTCGACATCAATGTGCCGGACAACTACGGCTGGATGACGTCCCTCGACATGTGGACCTACGCCACGATGGGAGACGCGCCGTACTTCGATCAGGAGGACGGCAACGAGATCCTTCGCGAGACGGACGCCGATGCGTTCGAAGGTCGGATCGTGGGCGACCCGCAACTCTATACCGAGGCGCCGGCATTCTCTGCCGTGTCGCTCCTCGCGGCCTGAAAGGAGCCCAGCATGTCGGATTTTTCCGTTTACCGAAAGCTCGAGACTGCACGCATCTCGTCGAGCGGTGACATCGTCAACCCGTCGCAGCCGATCTCCCAATCGCACCAGCGCACGGACCGATTCTCCTTCTCGACGACCACCGCGAACGTCGCGGAAAGCCCCTTCCTCACGGTGCCCTATCCGGCCGTGCTGAAGACGGCCAACCTCGTCGCCACCGCGAATACGACCGCCAACGCGGCGCAGGGCACGATCGTCAACGTCTACAAGCGCACGGGCAATGGCGCCGCGGTGCTGATGGCGACGGCGAACACCGCAAATACCGCGGTGACGGCGTTCGTACCCGTCCCGCTCGTGCTCGTTGCCAACGCCGCGAACACCCAGTTCGCAGCGGGCGACGAGTGCACGGTCTCGACGACCGTCATCGGCACCGGCGGTAGCACGGTCGCCAGCTGCGACATCCTCTTCGAGGACATCGCCTGATGAGCAGCGGTAACCGGCTACTCGGCAACGACATCGAGGGCGTGAACGGCGGCGGCCAGGAGCGCTATCGCTTCCAGTTCGTTCCCAACGGGACGAGCTCGCCCGCCGTTTATACATCCTACACTCCCACCTCCAGCGGGCCTACCTACCAGACGCCCTCGAAGGGTACGGGGATCTCGAGCATCACGCGGCTGGGCGTCGGCCTCATCGGCGTCCAGCTCGCGGATACATCACCGGGCGTATTGCTCGGGTTCTGGGCCTGCGCCGTCACCGGCTCGGCCCTCACCGGGACACCTCCGAACCAAACGATCACGCCGGGCAATCTGGCGGGATATGAGTTCGCGATCGTGTCCAACGTCGCCGGTCTCGTCGTCATCGGCATGTATGCCGCGGGCGGCACGACGCTCACCGACCCGGCGAACGACGGATCAGCGGTCACCTGCGAGATGGTGTTCTCGAAGGATCCCACCAACGCCTACTGAGAAGGAGCCGATGCCATGAGCAAGAAAGGCGAAGGACTCCTCATCGCAGCAGGCATCCCGGTGCCCAAGCGATCAGAGTCGGAAGACGATGACCCGATGAAATCGGAGGACGACGCGCCCTCCGATGATGTCGATCTCAGCGAAGGCGAAAAGACCGCCGCCGAGGATGCGATGGTCGCCCTCAAAGACGAGGACTCAGAAGCCTTCGGCAAGGCGCTCAAGCGCTTCTTGCAGATGGGTAGCTGAGGCGAATCCGCAGAGAGGCCCCGCGCCAGCACGCGGCGGGGCCGCTCTCTTTCCACGTGACGGAGGCAGGGCGATCGAATGCTCGCGGTGACACTCGGAAGCATGCGTGCAGAAGCGACCGCGCTCGCGAACATGCCCGCGTGCACCGCCACGACCGCCGTCACGATCGCGATGGCGAACGGTTGGATCAACCGCGGCATCAACAAGCTGTTCCGCACGGCTCTCCAGGCAGGCGGCGAGTCGGTCTACCGCAAAGACCTGATGATGACGCTGAGCGTCCCCGGCCAGACGATCTACCAGCTCCCCCCCGACTTCTACGAGCTGAAGAGCGTCGAGCTCTTGCTCTCGACGAACGTGCCCGGTGATCGAATCGTGCTCGAGCGCTTCACGCTCAACGAGCGGCCGTACCTTCTGAGCGCGACCCCCGGATGGAACGGGGAGCCCTTCAGGTACATGCTCGTCGGTAAGACGACGCAGGACGGGACCGACCCCGGCTCGATCGAGTTCCTTCCGCCCCCCTCGTCGAACACGAAGATCAACCTGATCTACATCTTCGGCCCGAAGCCGCTGGTGAATGACAGCGACACGTTCGACGGCTTCGCTGGCTTCGACGAGTATGCCGTCAAGTTCTGTACGCGCGACATGCTTCTTCGCAACCGCGAAGAGGAGCGCGCGCAGCTCTTCGAGCAGCAGCTCTCGATGATCCAAGCCGACGTGCTGTCGGGGATGCGCCAGCGGGATGCGGCCATGGCGCCGAGGGTGAACATGACCCGCGACGTATGGCGCCCTCGCTTCACGCGAATGGGCCGCTTCCGATGAGTGCCCCGCGCAACACCGGCACCACGATCCTCAAGCTCACCGGCGGCAAATGGGCCGTGCAGCCGCGCTCCGTATTCCCGATCCGTAACTTCCGCCTCACGGGCACCCCCACACCCGCGCAGGTGACGCAGCAGTTCAACCAGTCGCAAGACGAGGTGCAGGACGCGACGGTGGGCTCGCGCGATGTCGCCGGCACCGTGCGCACGCTCTACGTCGCCGTGCCCTTCACCGGCGGCATCGATGTACAGCTCCCGCATCTCCTCGGTTCGGCGAACATCGGCGTATGGCTCGGCCAGCCGCGCGGCGCGGTCGGCTCGGGCATTCCCTATGTGACCTGGACGGTCTCGCCCGATGGCACCGCGGCGATCCTGGTGCCCGCGGGAACGTTCACCGCCGATCTCGAGTTTCGGGTGATCCCATGACCGAAGCGGAGCTGATCAGCATTCCGCTCGGCGCGGGGCAAGACGAGTCCTTCGATGACGCATTCACGCCGCCGACCGCGATGCGCGTCGCGCAGAACGTCATCTACCCCACCGCGCAGACCGCGACGAAGCGCAGCGGGGTGACGGCGTTGGCGACGCTCGCGAATGCGCGCGCGCTCGTGAAGCATGGTGAAGAGGTGCTCGCGATCGACGGGCTCAATGCCTGGTCATGGTCGCCCACCGAAGAGGCCTTCGTGGGCCGCGGGCGTGTGCCCAGCTGCCTTGTGCGCGCGAAGCTTCCCATCGGCCAGGGTCTACCCGCGAACCGCATCGGGCGAAACGACAACCTCATCGGTGCGCCATTCGTCTCTCTTGCAGAAACGGCGGCCTACCGCATCTCCGTTTGGAACGACGGAACTTCAATTCTGGCCAGCGTCTACGACCTAGCCGGGGTGTTCGTGCGCGTTTCGGACGTGCTCGACGCGCAGGCTGGCGACCAATCGTATGCATCCTATTTGCAGCCGCGCGTACTCATCCTCGCGACGAGGGTGGTGGCACTCTGGTTCAATACGACAGGAGGCGCCGTCTATGCTTCGAGTCTGGATCTCACCGCCATCGCCTCCGGGTGGTCCAATGCGGTGAACACGACCGTCGTAACGGGCGGCTCGACGACCTATTTCGATGCGTGCCCCATTCCGCAGACTGGAAACTTCGGAATGATCGTTGGTGACGTGAGTGGCAAGGCTGTTGTGGCCTATCTTTTTTCCCCGAGCGCACTCACGTCGCCTATCGCTACGCAAATCGTGGCCGCGGCATCCGGTTCCCCGGACCTGTCGAGCGCGACGATCACGGCCGTTGCGTGCCGGCCCGACTGGTCGGGAATCAATCAGCTCTTCATCTATTCGTTCGCGTATACGACGGGTCCAGGCACGAGCACGCTCATGTATTATGGCGTCGTCGGTGCATCTCTGACCGGCTCTCCCATATTGGCCAACACGTCACTGACGTCAGGATTTGGTGGATTCGCGCCCAGCCCGGACAGTGGCCCAGGCGTCGACACGATGGGAATCGAGCGCGTCTACCAGGAGGGAACGGGCACCAGCTCGCTCTTTCTGATGACGACGAGCTACCTCGTCTCGCAAGCCGGCATTCCAGCCAACCGATGCCTGGTGACATGGCAGCTAAGCGTGAATGGATCATGGGCCGTTCTCGACACGCAGCTCGCGCTCGAGATGACAAGCAAGCCGTTCGCGATCACCCTGAATGGCGTCTACCGATACTGCGTGCTTGCGATGACAAGCGACCCCACCCGGCAGGGTACCGCAATGCTCCTATCGATGCGGTATGAGGACATCTCTGGCGCGGGGGTGACTCCGCTCTGGTACCCGGTCGCGACGATCACGCCCGACTATGCCTCAATCGTTGGCTCGTCTTTTGTGGGAGTTTCGTCCCGTTCCGCAGACGTCACCCATACAACCGACCCCACGCAAACCGTCTATACGGTGTCGTCCTCGATCGCGACCGACGCGCTTCAGAACGCTTCGGTCATGTTCGAGATCGATTTCGCGAACGTGGCTTCCTATCAGTCGGTGGAACTTGGGCCTTATGCGTTCATCGCGTGCGGCACTCCGATGATCTACGACGGCTCGCGGCTCACTGAGGTGGGGTTCCTTCACGCGCCGCCACCGCCGGTATGCACATTCTCATCCGGCGGCGGCAGTGTCCCCGCAAACGCGTCGACGCAATACCTATGCTGCTACGCGCAGCAAGATTCGCAGGGCAACGTGCATCGATCGGCGCCGAGCACGGTAACCAATGTGGACGTGTCGTCCGAAGGCAATGTCGTCGTGAACGTCGTCAGCTATTTGCCGACCTACCGCCAATCCGGGCCAGGTGCGGGGAGCTCGGGCAAAGATGAGGGGACGCCGATCTACGTCGAGGTCTACCGGAACACCGCCGCCAATGGCAGCATATACAATCTGCTGGCGCGCGTGCCCAACAACATCACGGCCGCGCCGTTCCAGATCGTGATCACATCGGTGACCGACGTTTCGCCCGATTCGCAGATCGCGACAAACCCCGTGCTCTATACGGAAACCGGTCAGCTCCCGGCGACTCCAACGCCGTCGCTCTACGGAATCTCGGTCCATTCCGATCGCCTCTTCGGCTGCGACGCGGACGGGATCACGACCTATTACAGCTCGGCGCTCGAAAGCGGGCTTGCGCCTTTCTTCGCCGACGCTTTCATCGTGGAGTGGCCGGAAGGTCCGCTCACGGCCACGTGGTCGCTCGAAGGTCGATTCCATGCGGCGACCGCGAACCGAATCCACTTTCTCTATGGCGATGGCCCTACCGATTCGGGTGCGTCCTCCGACTTCTCGGCGCCCGCGCTCTGGCAATACGATCTCGGCGTCGTCGATTGCCGCTCGCTCGTCATCTGCCAGCCGGGTCTGATCTTCCTCTCGCAGAAGGGGATCTATCTCGAGACACGCGCGAACGAATACCAGTGGATCGGCGAGCGCGTGCAGCGCACGCTCGCGGCATCGGGCGGACTCGTAAGCTCGGCGGTCGCCCTCGACTCAGACGGAAGCGTGCGACTGTCGCTCGGCGGGTCTATCGGCACCGTGCTCGCCTACAATTACCGTCACGACAAGTGGTCGACGCTGATCTATTCGGCGCCGATGGTGTCGAGCGTCGTCGCTGGGGGCACCTGGTATGGCCTCGCCTACCCCGGCGCGGGCCAGCAGACACTGTTCGAGGAGAGCGCGACCAGTTCGTGCGACGTGAATACCGTCTCCGGTTCATCGTCGTGGGTCACCTCGACGCTCACGAATGGCTGGGCGCTCCCAGGCGATGTCATGCAAGGCTGGGGTGAGATGATCCAGGCGCAAGTCCTGCTCCGCCAGTCGAGCCCGTGCGGGATATCCGTCACTTTCAGCACCGACTACGAGAACGACCCTGGCCCCGCTCTCACGTGGAGCGATGCCGCGCTCGAGGCGTTCCCTACGCAACCGATCGTGCAACTGCGCCCGAACACGAACGCGCAGCAAAACGCGCAGGCGATCTCCTTCACGATCACCGATAGTGCGCCGACGACCGGAGCGCTCGGTACCGGCCAGGGCGTGACCTTCCTGCATGCGCAATTCATGTCGCGCGAGAAGCGCGGGCCATATCCCAACATCGAAGCCGCGGGGGTGCAGTAATGACGGCGACCGCCTATCCCGGACTCGGAACGATTCAAGGCCCGAACCTCGGGGCTGGCGCTTCCGCGAGCAGCGCAGCCGCGAATCAAACCGCTCAGCAACAGGCCACCGCGCTCGCGGCGTCGATGAAGTCGGCGCTTAGTAGCGGGAACCCTACGGCCATAGAGGAGGCGAACCAGCAGGCGCAGGCCAATGAGAACGCCATCAACAACCAGCAGGCGCAGGCTGCGACGAACTACGGCGGCTACGTCGGGGGAGCTAACGCGTTCTCCAACTACAGCGCGCAGCTCGGCCAGCAAGCCGCCAATATCGCCGCACCCACGATCAGCAACCCGAACGCCGCGACGGATCGCGCGAACGTCACGAGCGGCCTCAACATGCTCGGCGCATCCGCGGCGGGCGGGGGCGCCGCGGGCCAGCTCGGTCAGAGCACGTTCAACGCGTCGCAGAACGCGAGCGCACTCGCGGCGCTCCAGAACCTTGGCAACGAGCGAGGGGGAGGGGCCACGGGTGCAGCGGCCGCGCGCGGTGGCGTGCAGCAGGCGGCGGCGAACGGCTCGGCCAACGCCGTGAATGCCGCGGGCGCGCGCGCAGCGGCGAGCGGATCGGCGGCCGGCGCTTACAACCAAGGTCTCGCGGGGCTCACGAGCAACGACACGAATGCGTCGACCGCCGCGGCGAGCCTGCAAGAGCAGCAGAACTCGATCGACCAGCAAGGCCAGCTCGGCTACCTCACGCTCGGCCAGTCCGCAGAGGATGCGCAGTTGAACGCGCAGACGGGCGTCTACGCGGCGAACGTCGGCAACACGACGGCGGCCAACCAGCTCGCTGCGCAGCAGTCGGCGGCGAACGTCGGGCTTGCACTCGGCGCAGTATCCGGCGGCGCGAGCGCCGTCTCGGCGGGGGCGAAGAACGGCTTTGGCAACGGTTTCGGCGGGGCAAAAAATAGCTCGAGTTCCTCTGGCTTCGACTCCACCGGTGCCGAAGTTGACATGGGCGATGTCGATGCGACCGATGTGAGAATGAAGGAGCCTGGCGGTTCGTCAGGCTGGACGCTTCGCGAGGAGCCGAACTTCCTGCTCGCGCGCAACGATCGCACCGGTGAACTTCGAAAGCTCGCGACCGAGCCTCTGTCGAAGGAAGAGGCAGCGCAGGCGAAGGCGCCTCATGGCGCGGGCCCGCTCGGCACGACGCAGCCGGGAATGCTGCTCGTGGGTGATCTCAACGTCGGGCAGCAGCCTTCGCAGTCGCAGGCCATCAGCGAAGGCACCAAGGGCGTGACCTCTCAGGCGACCGCGACGCCGGGACTCGGAACGGCCGCGACGACGCCGGCCACGTCGTCGATGGCGCCGCCGTCGAACACCCCTAGCGCCGCATCCGGTGTCCCCACCGTGTCTGGCGGGGGTGCCTCCTACTCCACCAACAACGCCCCTGTCGCCGGCTATGGCGGCAACGCGATGGCGAACTACGGCGGGAACGCGGGGGGCGCAAACGCCACGATGACCGCGGCGGAAGGGCTCTCGAACAACGCATTCCAGAACGGCGCGCCGCAGATCGGAAGCGCTAACCTGACGGCCGATCAGGGAATGCAGAACGCTGGGCTCAACACGCTCGCGCAGACCGCGAATGGCACGGGCTCCGCGATCCAGGCCGCGACCGGCCAGCTCGCGCAGAACACCCAGCAGTCGAACGCCACGAACACCGCTATCGCGAACACGGCGGCCGGGGGGCGAGGCGTCGCGGCGGCGCAGGGCGCCTCTTCGCTCGCGAACGCGCAGGCGACGGGCGGTCTCGCGCAGCAGGAACAGCAGCTCACCGCGCAGATGCAATCGCAGGCGCAGCAGCAGTACACGCAAGCGGGGCTCGGCATCCAAAGCTCGGACGCGCAGCTAGGCGCGCAGAACGCCTCGATGCAACAGCAGCAGCAACAGCTCAATCAGCAAGGGAGCCTCGGCTTCCTCGGCTACGGCAACGCCGCGGAGAATGCGCAGCTCGGATCGCAGGCGGGCCAATACGCCTCGACGCTCACCGGGCAGCAGTCGGCGGCGGCGGCGGCGCAGCAGAAGCAGAACGCAGAAAACTCCGGCATCGAGGGCGCGCTCGTCGGCCTCGGAACCATGGCGGCGATCGCAGCATGAACGGCAACCTTCAACAGTGGTCGCAAGCGGCCGACGCCATCGCGGCGGACGACGCGCAACAGGACGCGGCGATCAACGCCACGATGGGGATCCCGTCGGCGCCTCCCGCGGACGTCCCCGCGGCGCCGCACCCCTTCGTCGCGCCGACCGGCAACCAGATGCTGGCGCTCTATAGCGGCCAAGCGGCGCCACCGCCCGCAGCCACGCCGCAGCAGCAGTCGCAGCACATTCAAGCCCTGGTCGCGGCGAATCAGGCGGCGGATGCTGCGCGCGGCGGCGCGGCTCCGATCGTCGACCAAAATGCGGCGCCCCCCGGCAAACCGTCCGTGTGGGACGACCCGACCGGCATGCAGGCAGCGCTCGCGCGCGGGGACGCCAATCCAAGCGTCACGAAGCCGTCGCCGTTTCAGCAGCAGGCGCGCGCCGCCGACCAGATCGTCGGCTACTCGAAGCCACGCGCCGGCGTGGGTGCACCGTCGTCGACGCCGATGCCTGGCGCCGCGGGCGCGCTCGCGAACTACGCGCGTGGCGGGTACGGAATGGGCGGCGCCGGAGGAGGCTTCTCCTTCGACCCCTACAAGAACGAGAAGGCTGCGGCGCTCGCCGGCAAGGGTGTCCTGTCCGCTGAGCAGAAGGCACTCGAAGGACCCGCGGCCGATCGGGTCTCGGCCATCGCGGGCGCGGGCGACGAGAATAAGAGCTACGCCGCCAAGGTCGCCGCCGACAACGCCGCCGAGGAGAAGGAGCGCGCGCGCCTCGACGATGAGCGGAAGACGCTCATCGATAGCGAAGCCTCGCGCGACTACACCAAAGAATACTTCAAGCGCGGTGGCATCGTCGCAGGGCTCGCGGGCTTCATCGGTGCGATCGCGGGCGGCGCTCTCCAGGGCTTCCGGGGGCTTCCGAACAACCCGTTCCTTGAGCAACAAAACAAGGACATCGACCGCTATATCGCGAGCGCGCAGCACAACGCGACACTGAAGATCGGCGAGCAGAACAACCTCTACACGCACTTCCTCGACGCGACGAAGAGCAAGGACGCGGCGACCGCGCTCACGCACGAGACACTCTTGAATGGCTACCGGAACCAGTTGGAGAAGGCGGGGGCCGAGACCGACGACGTGCAGACGCGCGGACACTTCGCCGACGCGGCGCAATCGATCGACATGCAGATCGCGCAGTGGAACGACGCGAGCGCAGTCGCGATGCAGAAGGCGCGTGTGGCGGCGGCCGGCGCTAACAACCCATTCACCCTTGCGAAGGAGGAGCTCGATCTGCGGAAGACGCAGGCGGAGATCGGGAAGATCAACGCGGAAACCGGTAAGACGCAGGCGGAAGCCGCTACCGGCCCGAAGCTCTCCGACGAACAGAAGGCCCAGCGTGAGGCCGATGCCGCCGTCGCCCCGCTCGACGAGGCGAGCCGCAACGTCGATCAGCTCACGCGGGGGACGCAGCTAGGGGGCGCCGTCTCCGCGCATCTCCCGCAGTGGGTACCCGGCGTGAAGGATGCGCAAGCGGCGGTGAATGACCGTGAGTCGTTCAATAACCGCGTGAAGGCATCGATCGCCGGCGCGTACAAGCTGAGCACGAACGCGAACGAGCCGAAAAACCTCGCGCTCATCGAGAGCTATGCGCGCCCCTACGAGATCACGTCGAAGGACAGCCCCGAGATCGCGGCGCAGAAGATCGGCAGTCTCCGCACATTCGTTGCGGACAGCGCACGTGCGCAGGGCGCTACCGTCGCGCCAAAGGGTTCCGCGCTCTCGAGCTATGCGCAGCCGGCGATCCCCGGCCTCACGCGGGTGCCGGGCACATGACGCAGCCGATCCCGCAAGACTTCGCCCCGCCGCCGGAAGCCGCGACGCCGCCCCCTGCGCCTCCTTCGCAGGAAGAGCCTGTCGCGCCGGCGCCCGCGGCCTCGATGCCCCCTTCGGCCCAGCCTCCGAAGGTCGGCCTCGATGCGCTGAAGTCGATCGCGCCGGATCAGATGACCGCCGCATACAAGGCGGGCGACCTCGCGTTCCACGCCGCCGATCGCGTGCCGATTCGCCTCGCGGATGGGGGGCTCGCGACGGTTCCCGCGACCTCGCTTGCGCAGGCCGTCGACCAGGGCGCGGAGATTGTGCACCCCGACGTGGTCCACCACGCCGAGCTCGAAGCGAAATACGGCGACGCGACGGGGGCGGCGGGCGCTGGCCTCGCGGGCTTCGCGCGCGGTCTGTCGATCGGCCTCTCCGACCCGATCGCGCTCGCCACCGCGGGAGCGCTCGGCGGGGACGAGGCGAAGGAGAGCCTCCGGGAGCGCCTCGGCGCCTATAAGGAGCTCCACCCGATCGCCACGACCATCGGCGAGTTCGCGGGCGTCGCACCCCCCGCGCTCCTTTCCGGCGGCGCCGCGGCCATCCCCGAGGGCGCCGGGCTCGGCCTCCGCGCCGCAGGTACGGTCGCACGCGGGCTCGGACTCGCGGGCGAAGGGGTGAGCGCCGTGGGGCGCCTGGCGGAGAGCGCGGCCGCGCGTGCTGTCGCTGGCATCGGCGGGGAGGCAGCCGACTCGCTCGCCGTCCGCGCCGCGCAAGCCGCGCTCGGCAAGGGCACCGCGGGTGCCGCCGAGGGGACGATCTTCGGCGCGGGCCAAGGGGTGAGCGAGGCTTCGCTCGGCGACCCGAACGCGAGCGGCGAAAAGGTGTGGGCGACGATCGGGCATGATGCCGTGCTCGGCGCGCTGATGGGAGGCGCGAGCGGAGCGGCGCTCGGCGCTGGAGGTGAGGCTGCTGGCGATGCGCTCGCGAGCGTCCGCGCGAAGGCCTCGCCGTATCTGCGCGCGAAGGGCGAGGACGAAGCCTTCCGTTCCCTCAACGGCCGGAAGCTCTATACGACGCAGGCGGAGAAGATTCCGGGCGGAGTGCGCGGCATCGGACGGACTATGCTGGACGACGTAGGGCTTGTCGCGGGCGACACGATCGATACGATCGCCCCGAAGGTCGACGCGGCGCTTGAGCACGCTGGCGACAAGATTACCGCCGAGGTCTCAAAGGTCGGAGATGCAACCGTCACCCTGAAGGACGCGGAAACCGCCCTCGAAGAGCGCGCCAAGGAATTTGACGCGCAGATGGGGCATGAGGCAGGCGCGCGCGCCGTGCGCGATGGCAAGACGCAGCTGCGCAACATCTTCGCCCCGTTCGAGGCGGCCACCGAGGGAACGTCCGAGTTGATCATCCCGCCGCACCTCGAGGCGCAGCGCGCGCAGATCGAAGCGGTTGCGCAGGCCGCAAGGAAGCCGGGGGGCGAAGAGGCCGCGCAGGCCCTAGAAGGCATGGGCGTGAAGTTCGGAGCGCCGAAGAAGCCCGTCCCGTTCGACCCCGAGAAGGTGAAGATTCCGCTCGCGGATCTGCTCAAACAGCGGCGCCTTTTCGAGTCCACCGTCGACTTCCAGCGCGAGGGCTCAGTCATCACGAACGGCAAGCGCGCCGTTGGCCGCACGCTCGAAGACCTCATCGTCGAGCGCGGCGAACAGGCCGCGAAAGAGGCCGGTGTCGACTTCGCAGCTCCCTACAAGGCGGCAAAGCTGAAGTGGCGCCAACTCCGGGTGGCGAGCGACGCGGTCAATGACGCCGTCACGCGCGCGGAGTCGAACGCTGCGCATTCCCTCACCGACAAGATGTTCGGGGCGGCCGGCGCGGCGGCGGGGCTCGCCTCGCATGGCCCCGCGGGGCTCGTCACGGGGCTCGCGACGCAACAAGCGAGCAAGTTCATCCGAACGCGCGCCAATGCAACGCTCGCGACCTGGTTCGACAAGCTATCTACGCTCCAGGCGATTGCGCGCCGTACGGACCAGGTCGACGCGCAGCTAGACAAGGGTGTCGCGTCGTTTTTGAAGCGTGTTACCGGGGGCGCTGAAGAGGCGCAGGCCGCGTCCCCTGCGCGCAGCGCGAAGCTGCGTGCGTCGAAGATCTCGAAGAGCCCCAAGGAATCGGATGATCCACGCGAGCAATACGCCGCGCGCGCCGCCGCCGTCGAGGCCGCGGCAAAGACTGGCTTCGACCCGCTCGCCAAGGAGCTCGCGCAGCACGCGCCGCAGACCGCTGCGGTGGTCGCGCAGCGCGCCGCGAGCGCTTCGACATGGCTCGCCTCGCAGATCCCGCCGCCGCCGAAGTTCGGATCGAAGACGCCGAGCGATCAGCAGATCTACGAGTTCAACGCGAAGTTCCAGGCCGTCGCGCATCCCGTCGAAACGCTCAGCGAAGGGCTAGCGACCGGAGCGCTCACCAAGATCCAAGTCGATGCCGTGAAGGCGACTGCCCCGACGATCGTCGACCAGGTCGTCAAGCAGATCGACGCGCGGCTTCAAGCTTCGCTGAAGGATGACCAGGCCGTTCCCTACGCCACGCGGCGAGATCTGGCGATGCTCTTTGGGATCGATCTCGACTGGTCGCAGACGCAGCAAGGCGCCGCAGCGCTCCAGAAGAACGCCGCCGATCCGCTCCAGAGTCCCAAGCCGCCCGGCAACTCGGGAAGCGGTGGGCCGGCGCCCGGTCCGATGGGCGGACCGAAGCGCGCGGTAAAGACGCCGAGCGCGACGCTGATGCAATCGGACACCGAGAGACGCCAAGGCGGCTCGATTCGCTGAGAAGGAGACACGACGATGGGCGATACCGTTCAAGACCAGGAAGCAGACATCCAGCCGCCGCGCGTCGGCTACATCATCGCGCTCAACGTCGACGCGACGAGCCGAGGCTACGATCTCACTCAGCTTTGCCTCCAGGATGAGGATCCATCGGTGCAGCGCGGGACGCGTAAAAACGACGTGTATCTAACGCTGGAGAACTGCGACAGCGCGAACGCCATCTATTTCGGGTTCGATTCGGCGAATGTTTCCGTGAACCAGATCAGCGACACGAATGTCCAGGCGGCGGGCGCGGCACCGCTCGTATTCGATTCGCTCCCCTCGGCTACATGCCAGGCCGCAACGGTTCGACCGAACGTCACGCGCGACATCCGGATCAACCGGCTCGTCGACCGGACGCTGATCCTCAAGTGCGCCGCTTCGACGACCGCGGTACTCCGCATCGGTGTAACCTCGAAGTCCCTTTCCGGCGCCGCTCCGCTCACGGGGGTGCCGTGACGTGACGACCCGCCGCCGTACAGGACGATCGGCCCGCTCGCACGGGAGGAGCGCGTCTTCTTCCAATCCGTCGCCCCCGGCGAGCGCGCCCGTCGTCACGTCCTTTTCCCCATCTCAAGGGGCGAGCACCGGCGGTACGGTCGTCACCGTCGTCGGTACCGGCTTCACCAACACGGCGACATCCACGCTAGGCGCGGTCACGTTCGTGAGTTCGACGCAGATTCGGATCACCACCTCGGGAGGATCGGGAAACATCGGCTGGACCGTCACGGCGTCAGGCTATACGTCCGCTACCAAGCTGTTCTTCTACATCCCGACGCTACTTCAGCTCTCTGGCCTCATCTCCACCGGCCAGTCGCTTTCCGTCGGTGACGACTCTACGCCGGCAAGCACGACTCCGGCCGTCGCGAACGTGATGCTCCACGACTCGCAGGAATCCACCTACGGCTGGTATTGGGGAAGCACGCTGCCCGTCTCGATCGGGACGTACATGTTCGCGGACCCCGCCAACGGCTACGTCTACCAGGTCACGAACGCGGGCACGGGCATCACCGCTGGCACTCAGCCGACGTGGCCGACGACGATCAACAGCACCGTCACCGATGGCAACGGCGTGGTCTTCAAATGCGCCGTCGCCGCGAATGCCCCGCTCAACCCCGCTGCGTTCAGCGCATCGACGCTCTCGTTCACGCCGCTTGTCGCTCCTGAGCGCCCGCTCCAAGCGACCAACCAGCAGAATCTCTACCCAACGAACCTCGGCGGTGAATGCACGTCGATTGCCGCGGCCAACCAGTTCTACGCGCTCACGCAAGCCCCCATGGCCGTGACCGACGTGGGCATTGGCGGCTCGACCGTGTCGGGGATTTCGCCCGGCGGCGGAAACAACTCCTGGGTCTCGATGGAGTTCGAGATCCAGCAGATCAACGCGCTCGCGCAGGGTCAATCGAAGTCGTACGGCGTCCCTTTCTTCATGTGCACGAACGGAGAGGCAGACGCGCAATCTTCTACGTTCGTGACGGATTCGCTGGCGTACTACAACGACATCCAATCCCTGGTTACCACGACGACCTCGCAGTCCTTCCTGCCACTCGCGATCATCTCGCAGCAAGGCACGACGCCCCCCGCCGTGACAGGTCCACCTATCTCGGCGCTCGGTCAGCTATTCCTTTCGCGCGTGTACGGATCGACTCCGCTTATTCTGAGCGGGCCGAAGTATCAATACCCGTATACCTTCACGACAGGACAGCACTTGACTGCGACGGGCTACCAACAGAACGGCGAGAAGAGCGCAGAGGCGGCGCTCACGGTGCTCAAGGGAGGCTCATGGCTTCCGCTCGCGCCGAACGGGATCACGGTCTCCGGCTCCGTCGTCACGATCGCGTTCGACGTGCAGTTCTCTCCGCTCGAATTCAACACGACGCTCTTTGGCCAGCCACACCAGACGGCGCCGCTCTCGCTCGTATGGGCCAACAGCTACGGATTCGAGGCGCTCCAGGGCATCGCGAACATCATCGGCGCGACGAAGGCGAGCCCGATCGTGTACCAGACGGCGCAGCCCCACGGGCTAACGACCGGCAACGTCGTGAGCGCGTGCAACGTGATGGGCAACGCGAAAGCGAACAGCCAGCAAAACTCGGGCAATGCGGCGGTCACCGTCATCGATTCGACGCACTTCTCGATGCCTTACTCGGGCGTAGCGGCGTACCAGTCCGGGGGACAGGTGCGGCTTGCCGTGATCGGTGCGACGAACGCGAGCCCGATTGTCATTCAGACGGGTACGCCGCACGGGCTTGCGACGAACAGCGTCGTTGCGATCGATTCGGTGCTTGGCAACACGGCGGCCAACGGGAATTGGGAAGTCACCGTCGTGGACTCCGCGCATTTCTCGCTGAACGGATCGACGGGCAACGGAGCATGGACGGCCGCGGGCGGTGTGTTTCAGTGCCTTCCGATTACGAGCGCCGCGATCTCCGGTAGCACCGTACAGCTCACGCTCCCGGCGGCACCCGGCAACGGCGTCTCGGTCGCCGCCGCGCTCACGCCGGACGATATCCTCGACTATGCCGGCGTGCTCCCGACGCGAAGATGCGCGAATCTCACCGACTCGGATCCGTTCGTCGGATCGATCACGGGACTCGCGGCGCCGAACTACGTATGCACATTCCTCGATCCGTTGCCCTATTCGATTCCGCAGTTGATCCTTAGCGTGTCTCCCGTCTCGATGACGAATACCCCATCGAGCCCCCAGCTCGTCACGGTGAACGTCAACCGCACGGTCAGGCCAAACGGCGCTACGGTCTCCGGTGTCACCGTCGATGGTGTCTCGCTCACGGGCATCACGACTCCAACGGCTGCCACGATTCAGGGCTACGTGCCCGCGGGAACGTATACCGGAGGCACCGGCAACGTGGTCGTCACGTGGAGCGATGCCACGACAGCGACGCTGACCAATGGCTTCGCCTTCGTTTCCTACGGGCCTCTGCTCTTCTTCTACGGGCGGCTTCTCGCATACCTCGACGGTCGCTCGTCGGTCGCGCAGTCCGCTGGCGTCGTCACGGCATGGAACGACCTGAGCCCGTTCGCGCAGAATTTCCCAGCCGTCGGTTCGCCGACCTACAACGCGAGTGGCTCTACGCCGACTGCGCAGCCCACGGTCTCTGTTTCGAGCGGCAACTACCTGGAGGTAACGAGCTTCAATTTCAGTTCAAGCCCAACCAACGGCTTCAGCGTGATCGTGCTCCTGAAAACTTCCTCCACCGGATCCGCCGAGATCGTGGCTTCTGGGCAGGGCGCAGATCCCGAATTGCGCATATCGAGTACGCAGACGACGCACCCGGAAATCATCAAAAACTCGGGAACGGCCCTCATCTGGGGAAGCGCAACGCTGGGCGCGTGGCACGTCTACGCGGGCGGCACGACGGGCGCTCTCTCAGGAAACGACGCATTCGTCACGGTTGACAACGCAACGCCTGTCACGAGCACCAACTTCGCGGGAACCGCCATGGTGCAAACATCCACGATGACCATCGGCGCGCGAGCGGGCGGCAGCGTACCCATCAACGCCGAAGTGGCGTTCGTCGTGATCGTGTCGGGCCTCCTAAGCAGCACGGACCTTTCTGAGATGCAGACGTGGGCCACGGGCATCTGGGGGGCAGTGTAATCAACCCCGTCCTAAAGGACGGAGCTTTGCAGATCAACTCCATGGGACCGACCCACTTCAACATTGTCCACGTACGGCCGGATTACATCGGCCCGGCGAGCTATTACCCTCGCCGCGTTGACGTCGGCGTCCGCGGTGTGACGGGGCTTCCTCCCCGTCCTCAAGGAGGGGGTTTCCGCCCCGAAGATCGATGAGCCTGGAGGTCATCATCGCGGCCATCGCCGTCATGCTCACTGGACTGGGGATGCTCGGAGGCGGCATCCTCTTTCTCGTGAAGCTCGGGGGCTACGTCGCCCGCATGCAGGATTCGGCTTCGACGGTTCAGAAGGCACTCGACCGTCTCGACCGCATCCCGGCGATCGAGCAGCACCTGAGCATGCAAGATGACCGGCTAGACCGCATCGAGAACCGAACCAACTCCGCTCACGCTCACGCGATGCGCGCAGAGTTCGTGTCAACCCATGGAGAGTAGGGTAATCAACCCCGCCCTAAAGGGCGGAGCTTTCGGAGGTACGTCGAAACGTACGCAGCCGTTTCCTGGGTCGCAGGCTGGGCAATCCCGAAGCCTCACCAGGCAGCACCGAGCGATTCGCACGGTGTTCAAATCGTTGGAGCAGCACCTTTGCTGCATTGAGGTCCGCATGCTCGCAGACACCGCAACCCGTGCACTCGAAGACGGCTTGAGCCTTCCGGCTCTCGGCGTCGACGTGTCCGCATGCGTGGCAGGTCTGCGAGCTGTAGGCAGCGGGGACTTCGACGACGGCGCCACCGAGCGCCGCGGTCTTGTACCTCAACATCTCGACGAGACGTCCCCAGCCGGCGCCGAGGATGCTCCTCGCGAGGCCGCGGTTCGCCTTCACCATATTTCCGATCTGAAGCCTCTCGACGACGACGACCGCGTGGCTCTTGCTCAGCCTCGTCGAGATTTCATGGAGCACGTGGTCGCGCTGCCGGCGCACCTTGCGGTGCAAAACGGCGACGCGGTGCTTGGCCTTCTCCCTGTTCTTGGATCCCTTCTTCTTACGGCTGACGTTTCGCTGGGCGCGGGCGAGCCGCTTCGCGGTCGCGTCCAGGTGCTTCGGGTTCTCGACGACGTTGCCGTCGCTGTCGGCGATCACGTTGACGATGCCGCGATCGAGCGCGACGACGGGCGCGATGCGCGGAGCGGGCTCGGCGACATCCGCCTCGTAGACGAGGCTCGCGAACCACTGCCCGGCCTCCTCGCGGAGCGTGCACGTCTTCGGTGTGCCGGTCGGCTCGCGGTGGACGACGGCGCGCAGATTGCCCAGCTTCGGGAAGCGGACGTTCGAGCCGTCCAGTCTCCAAGCCTTCGGATGCGGCTCGCAGAAGCCCAGACCGTCGCGACCCTTGCGCTTGAAACGCGGGGCGCGGGCGAGCTTCTTGAAACAACGCGACCACGCCCGGTCGAGCTCCACAAGAAGCTGCGCGCACACGTTGCGCGGGACGTCGGCCAGCCACGGCAACTCGGCGCGCAATTCGGTCAGCTCGTTGATCTGATCGAAGGCCGTCGGGTAGACGCGTTCGTCTCTCGGCCTCGCATACCCGAGCTTCCGTTGCTCGAGCGCGAGGTTCCAGAGGAAGCGCAGCGACCCATCCCACGCGGACATGCGCGCCACCTGAGCCTCGCTCGGATAGACACGGAAGCGAAACGCCTTCACACGCTTCACGCTTTGCCTCCTTTCCGAGGTGGGCCATGCGGTCCGGGCGTGTTCAGCGCCGCGGGCCGCACTTCTCCTAGCACGAAATCGAAACGCGGGTTCCTGCCCGCCCTGAAGAACGGGGTTTCCCCCGCGGAGATACGATGAAAGAAGCGACTGCGTTTGCCACGACGGTGATCATCGGAGCGCTTGCCGCGCTCTTCGTGTGGAAGGGAGAGAGCGGCTTCGCCATGACCTGCATCGTGGCGCTGTTGCCCGCCGCGGGCGGCTCTGCGGCGATCGCAGCCGGCAAGCTCGCCCCCTCCGCAGCCGATCCAACAGCGACCATGACGACCACGAAAGTAGAGGTGAAGCCATGATGAACGACATACGAAACGACCCGCGCGAGATCCGCGCGCGACGCGAGCGTGCCCTCGTGGGCGGAGCGGGACTCCTGCTCTGCGCGGGATTGATCGCGCTCGCATGCGGCGTGGTCCCCCCCGCGCAGAATCCCGCGACGGACGGCAACCTCGCCGCGCAGACCGCGTGCGTCTACGAGGCGGGCGCGGGGCTCGCGGACGCCAGTGCGAAGAAGGCGGCGATCGACGAGTGCCGGTGCGCGGCCAAGGCGCAGTACGGTTCCCCTTGCGACGGAGGATCCCCCCAATGACCAGCACCATCGTGACCGACGCCAAGGCCCTCGCGACCTCGGCGATCCAGTGGCTCACCAGCCAGGTGGGTCAGCAGCTCGTCAGCGACGTCTATGCCGTGCTCACCATGGAGAGCCCCGGCGAGCTGATCGAGGACGTCTCGACGTTCGCCGCCAGCATCCTGCGCGGCGCGATCGGCATCCTCGACGACGCCGCGATCAAGGCCGCCATCGCGGCGGAGAATCTCGCGGTGGACAAGGCGGTCGACGCGCTCGAAGCCGCGGAGGTCGCGGCGAAGCCGTAACGTGTCCCCTCTCGGCGCTCTCGAGACGCTCCTCGCGCAAGCCCGCGAGGAAGGGCGGCGCGCGGGCGTCGCGGAGGGGGAGGCCCGACACCACCACGACCCTCTGCGGCGATGGCGTCACGCGCTGCCCCAATCCGTACGTCTGCACCCTCTACGACCGCTGCGAGGCGCCGGGGCCGGCTCCTACGTCGTGGGGATCGCGACTCGCGGACGCTGGAAAGGACCGATAGAAGCATGACCAATCAATCCAAGATGTTCCTCCTTGCGGCGGCGCTAGGCACTACGCCCGGATTCGAGGGGCCGCCGGACATGTTCGCCCGTGCCATCCCGCGCGAGCCCGGCCCGTCTGCACGCCAGCAAGAGGTCATCCGCGAGCGAGAGGAGCGACACGATCGTCTGCTCGCGTGGAAGCGAATGAAACGACAAAAGGGAGAAGAATGACAAATGCATTACCGAAATGGTCGTGAAGCGAAGAACGGGGATCGGATCCTCCAGCTGGACGGCAACGGCAAGATCATAGGCGGCGTCATCCTGTTCGACGCGCAGCCCGGAAACGACTACTGCAACGGGAGCGTCGCACCAACGATGGCGTCCTCCTATTTCGCCTGCCTCATCGATGCGCTGCATGTGGACGACGTGTCCGCTCTGCTCGTCGAGAAGGGGCTAGACAAGCGACCGGCCGGCAAATAGGACCATGCCGTCCTCCCCTCTCGACGCCCTCGAGACGCTCCTCGCGCAAGCCCGCGAGGAAGGGCGGCGCGCGGGCGTCGCGGAGGGGGAGGCGCGCATGCGGCACGCGGTCGTGAGCTACCTGCGCTACGAGGCGCGAGGCGTCACGCTGCGCTACCGCCGGCTGCTGTTGCAGCACGCGATCTGGGTGGAGGACTACCGAGGTGCGGCGACCGAGAGGCCGACCGTGCCGGACGTGGGAGAGTGATGCACTCGACGCCTCCAGTGGCCTGGACCGCCCGCGACTCCCTGATCTCCGCCCTGGTCGGCAGCCACGTCGACGCGCTGAATCTGCCGCTGCCGCCGCGGGTGCCGTTCGACGTGGATTCGTTCGTAGAGCAGGAGGATGACGAATGCGACCCTCAGCAC